CCCGCGTGCAATAAGTTCAACTTAGCACGTGTGTGTACACCGATCTCAGACAATAGCGGCCCCCACCCCGTTCCTGGAACATCGAAACGGAAGGGGGGACGCCGGAGTCCTCACCATACCCCTTAACCTGCTGGGTCGAGAGGTAGATGAAGGCTCCATAGTCACCATCGAGCGCCTCGCGGCGAACGAGTGGCTGAGATTGGAAAGTGCGGAAAGCATAACCTCCCCAGCCGCGACGCGACATCCAGGCAGGGCGACGACGATGATGGTCACCTAAAAGGTGGCCATCACCGAAGCCGTCCGGCCCGAACACCATGAAGCGTGCTGGGACGTGCTTAAGTACACACTTTGCCACGTCCTCTCTGTGATTTCTCACGAAGAAGTTATGTAAGCGAAACAGCTCTTTAACGCTGAGCCGGCCCTTTACATAGCAAGGACGTATCTGTACACCGCCGTAATAATCCCTCCCACATGATTCGCGAAAACGCCCAGTACCAAATGACTTCGCCACGTTAGTGGTAAAGCCAAAATGGGTAAGCGCTGCGACAACTTTGGAGTAGTGACAGGAACGAACGACAATATCGTCGCCGTAGACCTGCACGAAGTCCTCAGAAGCCACGGAAGCTATCGCGAAGAAAATAAGGGACTCCAACTCAAAGGTGAACCCATTGCCCATACTGCTGAATTTCTGGAGGTAGATTTCTCGACCTCCTGGCAGTAAAGCAAACTGGGAACGTAAATCCTCGAGCAGCAGCCACCAATCACATGGAAGGAGCTCTTTCACCACCTCGCGAGAGATGGTGTCCGAGGCGGAGGCAAGATCGATCGTAGCCCATTCACCGGTCATCGAGCCCTCACGGGCAAGTCGCTGGTTCAGGGTCTGGTCGCGGAGGTTAACCCCCACGCCCAGTAGGCGTTGCCGAATGTATGATCCAACCCCCTTCTGGAGGTAGGAATTCAACAAAGGCTCTACCAATATGGACCGATCCGTCTTCGCATTCTTTGGCACTGAGGCGTACTTACCGCTGTTACATGGAACCACTCCCTTTTGGAGGGTGGCCCAATGCGGAGAGCACTCTTGGAGATGTTTTACATACTTCCAAGCCCCAGCAGTGCAAGTGGGAACCGCCGAAATCTTCCGGCGTACTGATGTAAATCTTCTCAGTCCCACGTTAGCACCAGGCCCAAAGCCAAAGGTGAATCTGTCGATCCCCGGAAGGGGCCCAAGGATACCGGCTATTTTTCGCTGAACTCTGAAAATCAGGCCAGCGTCTAAACCCCCTTCAGAAAAGGGCTTAGAGCGGTTCCTAAAGCGATTATTTGTCGCTCGACATATCTCCTCGGACTCTAGAAACTTCGCAAGAGCAACGGCCCGAACGTCATGCGCAAGCGGCAACGAAGCATTCTTGGAGAAGAACGCCAGCGCCTGGTAAACTCCCGATAATACATGGGGGTCCCAGTCGTCTCTAGTAAAGTCGATCGAATAACTCGAAAGACCTTCCCAGTCTCGCCGTTCAAACATAACGAACAGGTCGTCAGCAGGCTCAAGGAAGAATGGCAGTAAGTCACGGATTACGTGTATGCTTTTCTCGAAAGAGAAAGGGGCATCAAAATGCATCTTAGATGACATTTTACTCTCCTAGGATTAGGGCTAAGCCCATAATGGTCAGAAGCCTTAATATGGCTTCTCGAGTGTGTCGACGAGCGATACAACTTGCGCGTCTTTGAGCAAATTGCTCAACATCACTCGGAGGTCCTTACGCTGCACCGCTGTAGAGCGGTTTGGCAAGAGGATCTCAACCGTCGCCTGCATGAAGAAGGCGACCTTCGGAGGGGCCACGTAACCAGAGGCTGTACCGCCAGCTGGTGTTTCGAGGACCGGAACGCGCAAAGTAACTTTAGCGCGATTGACGGCTTCCACCGCCGGGTACCCGTTTTTCAGAGAAAGCATTACGCTCTCTTGAGCAACCACCGACACCGAAGTGTCCCCGTTACGCATATACGTCGCGGGGTCCAGGGACTGGACGGGGTTGAATACGTGGCTTACCGGAGTGGTTTGACCGTCATTGATAGTGATGGGAGCGATAGCCGCCATTACATTCCTTCCTTACGTCTTCCGACGCGGGTTATCTTCGCCGAGAAATTCGGAGAAGGGGAAAGTTACAACATGAAGCTTATCGCAGTTTACCAACCTGCGACCTAGCGAGTGCCGCTGCCGAACCAAGCTGACCCAGCGTAACGTCCATCGGTGAATGAATCAACCGAGCGACGCGATTTGCTGAGAGAGCCCAGGACGACGGTAGCGACGGGTAGACCACACGGTTGACGATAATCTCGTCAAAGTACGACGAACCAGATTGTCGACAGACAAACTTGTTGTACGCACGACCCGCGCGAACGTGGATATAAGCCTTTTTTTGAGTCACTGAGGTATCGCAACACGACGTAACGGGCATAACCCGTCGCGCATGAGCGGCCTGTAGTGCATCGCCAATCGGCAGAAACCAATCCACGACAAACGAGAAAGGCACTGACTCCCAAAACACCGTTGCAGGATCGGTTAAACCGAGCCGCTCCGGTAAGGAAGCCGTGCTCGTCACTTCCACCTTTAGGTGTCGGCGACGCTCGTTGACTATCAAGCGGACATCATCCAGCGGGACGTATAGCCCCGTTGGCGTGCACACCTGACTGGTCTCTCTTACTGAGGAGCGAATCACACCTTTACGGGGCTCGGTTTTAATGAGCTCCGCGAGAGAATGTATGTCGCCTAGTAGAGGTAACCACCCGTACTGCAGCTCAAGCCATGCGTTTGCAAAGTAGCCGGAGTCGAGCGAACGAATCGCCCGTCGCCGGTCTGCCTTACTTACGTGGGCTAAAGCAGCAAGTGCACCGCCGATGTTACCACGACGAAGGGCCCGCGCAGAATCAGCTAGCGTTTTTAGGCGCTTGATGATCATCTCCGCGGATTCTCTTCCCTCCGTTATGGCCACGCCGGCGTTAAAGGTGCTATTCCTCCATTTCTCAAGCAGTTTTGCAACCGCTTTCGTAAGATCTGGAGGTGGTACAGCACCAAAGCTCGCATTGGCACCAAACCACGACGTATCACACCTGGAAATCACACCGCCACTAATATGCTGAGATAACGAGGGTGGAAACACCGTTGTCGTCTTTTGCATAGAGTATTGGTGGTCATGATAAATGCCAGCGAGGCGTTCGCCCCTGCTTGCATTCACTCCACTTTGATTATAATTGACCCGCTCGACAGGCTTAAAGCCAACGTCTGCGGGGCCAAGAAAATTCTCGTGGAACCAGGAACGTGTCGTCATGGTAAAAGCTCCAAGGTGCCATTGGTTGCATGCGCTCTAGCGGCAAAGCCGCAACGATGACGCCGATGATAAACGTTTAGTGCGTTCTGATAACCCCAGAGAATCCCCAGGCATCGAGCATAATACTGAGACCAGCAACGGCAGCCTTAGAGGCTGGCGAACCTGGAAACAGAACAAGCACGCTGACTAGGACCCCTGCGGCCCAGTATGGCACTGTATTTCTACGTTTTTTCATAGGCGCCTCCGTTATCCGCGCACACTGGCAGAATGCCAAGTAGAGCCCCGGG